CGAAATTTGCGAGGATTTGAATGTCGAGACCTGAAAAACCAATAGATTGGAAAAAAGTAGATGATCTTTTAATGGCTGGATGTCTTGGTACAGAAATATGTGCGCATTTTGACATGCACCATGAAACTTTTTATAATAGAGTTAAGGATGAATATGGAATGGGATTTACGGCATATGCTGCTGAAAAGAGACAAAGAGGCGATTCTATATTGAGAGCTAAACAATTTGAAACAGCTTTAAAAGGAAATGTCACTATGCAAATTTGGCTTGGTAAGAACCGTTTAAATCAGAGAGAATATGATATGAATAGAGGCATTGAAAGCCTTATTACTGACTTAAAGAATTATTCTGCCGCAATGAAAGAAGGGCGTCCTGAACAGCCTCAAGCGCAAGCATCAGATCATAGTGATTCACCCCAGTAAGCAAAGCGCCTTCGGGCATAGATCGTAACATTTTAACAAGTTCGTCTAGATGGTTCAAGTCTCACTCTCTGATAAACAAAAGACATTTATACGGGATTCAGTAGCAAAAATCAATATTGCTCATGGCTCTGTAAGATCAGGGAAAACTTATTCTACTTTACTCAGATTCGCTGAACTCGTTATAGATTGCCCAGATAATAAGATCATTATGATTGGTAATAGCTTCGGGGCTATCAAAGAAAACGCAGTGAAGCTGCTTACCGATGAACTCTTTCGAGGTTATTGTGTCTGGAAGCCAGGAAAGCAAGCCCTCATCTTTGGTGACAAAGAAATTAGAGTCATTGGCGCACATGACGAAGGAAGTGTAAGGGCTATTCAAGGCAATACTCACTCGTTATCATATGTGGATGAAATTACTACAATCCCTTATTCCTTCATAGACATGCTAACAACGAGATTATCTCATCCCTGGTCTAAGATGATAGCAACATGCAATCCAAATTCCCCGGTTCACCCTGTCAAATCGAATCTTATCGACAATCCTGATAGAGATTATTGTTATAACCTACACTTCAACATTGATGACAATCCCGGACTTTCGGAGCGCGCTAAATATGATCTAAAGAATCAATATACCGGATTATTCTATCGTAGGTATATTTTAGGTGAATGGGTAGCAGCTGAAGGAGCAATCTATGCAGACTTTTCTAGACAAACTCATGTGCTACCTCGCGCTCCTCATTACGCTGATAATTACTTTGTGGGGGTGGATTACGGAGTGCATAATGCATTTGCAGCGGTTCTTATTGGCCAAAGCAATGAATATTCACCGCATTTATGGGTCGAAAAAGAATACTACTGGGACAGCAAGAAAACCTACAGACAAAAGCTAAACTCGGAACTTGCAGATGACTTGGAGCAATTTTGTGATGGTTATAATGTTCGTGGTATTTACCTTGATCCTAGTGCTGAGTCTTTTGAAGTTGAGCTCAAACGTCGTAGAATGCGGGTTATACAAGCGAAGAACGATGTTTATCCTGGCATTACTTTTGTGGCTAATCTTATCAGTAATCATGAGCTTAAAATAGTTAAAGATTGCCCAAATCTGATTGGCGAGATAGAGCAATATGTTTGGGATTCTAAGAAAGCGGAGCGGGGCGATGAAGCTCCCATAAAGAAGAATGATCATGCTTGCTTCACAGGTGATACGATTATCAGTTTATTATCTTCGGTAGATGGAAAGAAAGAAGCAACTATCCAACGATTATCGGATATGGTCAAGAAGCGCGGTCGGTTGCTTAGCTTTAATAGATTCTCTCAAAGGTTGGAAAAGGATGAATATTTAGCTCCTCAACTCACACGAGAAAAGGCAGAAATATTCGAACTAGAACTCGCAGATGGTAAAAAACTTAGGGCAACAGGGGATCATCAAGTCATGACAACTCGAGGTCTAATCTGCTTGCAGGAATTGACGCTCTCCGATATAGTATTGGTATGCAATATCAAATCCACTTCGAAAAAACCTTCTACCAAGATAAAAAAACAGGTTATTGGATCAGCACCCAATGTCCCAAAATAAGGGCACATCGATGGGTATGGATAAACTGGTTTGGTGCAATTGCTAAAGGAATACACATTCATCATAAAGATGGAGACAAGTCAAATAATTCGATTGAAAATTTGGAATTGATTACTCCAAAAGCTCATGTAAAGATACACTTTACCGAAGAGAAAGCGAATAATGCTCGCCTTCGAATGCAATCGATAGTCCGTCCGCTTGCAGATGTTTGGCATGGATCCGAGGCAGGGATAGAATGGCACAAGAAACACGGAAAAGAAACTTGGCTCATAAGAGAATCTGTTCAAAAAGTCTGTGAGTTTTGTGGTTCTGATTTTAAGACTAAGTTGCACCATCAAACTTGGTGCTCTAATAAATGTAAATCGGCAGAACGTAGGAAATCTGGTATTGACGACGTAAATATCATATGCGAAAAGTGTGGAACACAATTCAAAGGAAATAAATATGCAAAACTCCGATTCTGTTCTAGAAAATGCGGAAGTGGTAGGCGTAAGAGTTAAGTCTATTAAACAAGCTGGGTTTGAAGATGTTTATTGTATGGTTGTATCTAAAAATAGGAATATGATCGCTAACGGTATAATAGTGTCAAATTGCGACGCCCTACGCTACGCACTTTTTACCGCCTTTGGAAAGAAAAAGAGCCTTAAATGGGGCGAAGATGTTGGGGATGGACGATCACTTGGTAATACAAGGCAATTTTAATGGATCAATTCCATCGATGTAATAAATGTAACCTCATGAAGCCTTATCCCTCCGATTTCATACACAATTACAAGACTTTAAAAAAAGGAAATCGGTGTATTGATTGTCGAAAAATCCTCCGTAAAGAACAACGGCGCAAATTGCTAGGAAAGCCCGGAACGAAAGCTGGATGGAAGGATAAATATAATATTTTCAATACTCGATTGACTGCTAAGAAGCCTATTACGGAGGAATAAAAAGTGGGAATGTGGGAAAAAGAAAAGCCTTATTTTAAACATCATTGCGAAAAAGAGTGCAATCAAGGTCGATGGAATGGCATATGGAAATGTTATCAACGCAATTTTTCACCAAAAGAACCATTGAAGTTAAGCTATACTATCGCTCAATGTTGTCATGATGATATTTATGAAACAGAAGTGCAGATCTGCCCATTCTGTTCATATTCACCAAACTCTCTTAACAAGTAAAATATTTACTGCTATTGTAATCCTTACATTATTAGAGGTTCCCTGTGTCGTTTTACATGCCCCCCTGGCAAGATAATCTAGAGCCAAATCAAGGAAACGTCAGAGGCTGGTTAGACAACCTTTACGCAAAGTTTCAACCTCTTGAACAAGCGCGTTGGAATGAATCGAATATCGATACCCTTTTTTACGCGGGCGCGCAAAGCTATGTCAATCGCCATTTCAATGTAAGCCAAGGAACTAGCAACTCTGGCCAATTCTACTTCAACATTTCTCAGCAACCGATCAATATGATCACAGGCTATCAACGTCAACATCGCAAATCTATTAACTACATACCAACAGAAGGCGCTGATCCTCATACCACAGACCAATATACGCGAATCATCGATCATATTGCGAATGCGCAAGGTATTAATGAAGCCTATTCAAAAGCGTGTGAATTAGCAGCAGTTAGCGGAATGGTTCTAATGCAGCCATTTCTAGATTATACTGGAGACGATCCAGCACAGGGTTCATTGAAAGCAAAAGTCTGGGAATACAACGCATTTATGGTTGATCCATATTTCCGTGAATCTGACATGAGTGATGCAAACTTCGTCTGGTGTCAGGAATATATCTCCAAACAGGAAGCTGAAGCTCGGTTCCCAGATAAGATGGGCCAGATCATGCCTATGCTTGGCTCTCCTCAAAGATATGGATCATTCTACTTCCTCCCAGAGAATTACAACATGGCTCGTAACGATCTCATGGTACTTTCCTATGTTTGGTATAAGTGGCGTCGTAAGAAGAAGCGTCTATATTCTCCATCGAGGAATCAGTTCTTTGATTATGGTGGAGGCCAAGAGCAACTCGATGAAATCCTATACAACATCCAAGATCTACAAGTCGTAGAAGTTGAAACTCCATGCTGGAAGCTCGCAGTAGTACTTAATGATCAGCTCATGTTCCAAGGTGAAAATCCTCTAGGTTTCGATGATTGCCCGTTCGTTCCGGTATTCTGGAACTATGAACCACATGTGAATATTCCTGGCTTAAGAGCTAGATCTCTTATGTCTACTATGCGGTCAAGTCAATTTTTGATGTCACGCCGAATCGTGCTAAACCACGATATATCAGAGAGTTCCATTAATACAGGATATTTGAGAAAAGTCGGCGCGGTAGCAAATGAAGATAATTTAAAGAAACATGGACAAGGTTATGACATCCTCATCAATGAAGGATACGAGATCACAGACGTTCAAAAGATTATACCTAATGCTGTTCCCCCATCTGATATGGCTCTTGCGGACCAGTTACAAGGCCTTATCTTCGCTACTTCAGGCGTAAATATAGAGAATTGGAGTGCTCAGGAAAATGGGCAGGTCTCAAGTCTTACTGTACTACTGAAACAGGGCGCCAATCTCATGGTTCTTCAGAAGTACTTTGACCAATGGGATATGTCTTTGAAGTTACTTGGGGATAAATTGCTTAAGATTGTTCTTAACAATTGGAATGCACCAAAGGTTTCATTGATCATTGGGGAAGACCCATCGCCTCATTTCTATTCAAAGATATTTGCTAAATATCAAACGCTTGTGGAAGAAGGTTTAAATACTGCAACGCAAAGACAGCAAGAGTTCATGCAATGGCTAGAATTGAATCAGGCGTTGCCAGGGCTTATTCCTCCATCTGAGATTGCTAAACGTGCTACGATTCAAGGTAAAACAGAGCTTATGCAGATACTCGCTAATGCCGAGAAGCAGCAGGCTGCTGTACAAGAGCATGCGACGACTATTCAGCATGTGCTTGAAGAAGCTAAGATTAAAGAACTTTATAGTAAGAGTGCTTTGAATATCGCAAGTGCCAGAGAAAGACACGGAAGGTCGGAGGCCGATATCGGATTATTCGAAGAAAGACTCAGTATGATCGGACGTAATAATTCAATGTCACTCAAAACTAAAATGGAAGCTTTAGAGAAACTTATAGCTGTTACTCATCAATACGGGGAACTTGAAGCACATTTGAAAATGAATAATCTTCAAGGTCTTGAGGCGATAGATGATAGTAAAGAACAGATGGCGAAGGTTGATGCAAAGAGAACAAGTTTATCAAATGATTTTGTAGCACAAATGCTCTCGCAAGGGTTTAGTGGACAAAATCAACAGCAAGGGCAAGAACAACAACAGATGCAAGGAATGCAGCAATAAGATTGCTATTCTTTTCTTGAATCGTATAATAGTAAGAAACAGTCAACCTCGAGGTTTATATGGCTGAAGCTCAAAAAATCCACGACCATTCATTTTGGGCCGGTGGTAAATCTAAAGGGTCTGTATTCCCTGAAGGCGTTAAACATAAAATGGAATCATCTGCTGAAGGTGCTGGACATGAATCTTATTACGAAGATTCGACCGAAGCTATTAAGTCAGCTCAGATGGCTGGTGAAAAGAAAGCTAAAGCTCATCCATTAAAAGATGGTTATAGAAATTAAGTTCTCCTCCAAGAGATGTCTGCGGCCCTGTGGACAATAATTGACAGGGCATCTTTTAATTCAGTCGGTGTCGTTTTGTAACCGACTCAGGAGATAAAGTGAAAAGCGATCCAAAGTTTAAAGAAACGAATAAAATCCGCAATCAAAGACCGGAAGACAAGCCAAAAGATGGTGTGAATTCTCCTTGGGATTACAGATGTCCTCAATATGATCAACGGTCAAGCAGCTTTGTAAATGCTGGAACCCATTATGGTGTTGGTATCAATCAACCAATTGGGCATACAGGAAATCCGAAGCAATTTGTCGATGTTCTTCCCCAAGGCAGACACACAACAATGATGGATGATGAACGTGGCTAAATCTCCAATCAAACCCATCGAATCCCATGTCTCTAAGTCAAAGAAGCCTATGG